GCGGCAAAAAGGTATGGATAAGCAATTCAGAGCAGTGGGTATACAAAGCATCAAATCCCAGAAGATTTATGTGCTCTTACTCCTGCTTCCGCAAATGGCAGAAGGAAAATAACACTGACTAATTAAAATGTCAATATAAAAAAAGTTAAAATTTGATGACAAAATTTAAAGAAAATCTATTGACAATGCGGACAAGCTAATGTATAATACAAAGCGTAGATTCATTATATAGTGCAATTTGGAAATTAATTGTAAAAAAAACACAATATATTGTCCTGCGATGTTAACAATTATCTCTTTTGAATATGTTATAAAATTCATATGAAATGAATATATTTTGTATAAAGTGGATTTGTAGCGAAATGGTTATACAATATGTAGTAAAAATGTTAATTTTTCAGGCTCTTTATTGACTTGTTGTATATTGTGTGATATAGTGGATATGCTCCTTTTTTTAGAAAAAAACAAGAACATCCTTGTCGAAGGATGTTCAAGTGATAAAATATTTGGCGTAAAACGGCTGACAGGAGTTAAAGATTATGGATTGGTTCCGCGCGAATTATTATTTTTGATTGCTTGATAGACGACTACGCCAATAGTTGCTAAAGCGATAATAATTTTTGCGGGAAGGGGTATTTGTGAGATTGCCCACTGTATTTCTGACTCGAACAGAGCATACAGCATGATAAGTACCAATGAAAGGTTGTTTTTCATTGTATCAGCTCCTTAAATTAAGTACATATTGGAAAAGGATGTGCATTAATTAAATAAGGAACTCCTGCCAGTCGCTTGAATATATTCTATCAATTTCAGTTTATCATATCCGTGAATAAAAAGTCAAGATGGGAAAAGCGACTTTGTTAAAAATGTAACAAATTTTTTTTTTAGTTTTGTGCAAATTATCAATTAAATAATATGACATTTGTATTTTTATTCAAATTGTGTATAAAGCACTCGTTAGCGAGTGCTTTTTTTGTTTATTTTATTCAAAATGCATAAAAATATGTTTATTTTGTCGAATTATTGTTATAAACAGTTGAAAATATGTGTTTGTTCTTTTTTTGCAATACCATTTGCTCGATTTTTACTATAAATTATTTGAGGGGGAAATATTTATCTTTATTTTGTAGAATATATGCAGAGAAAAAGCAAACAGAAATTTATGAAAAGTATTTTAAGAATACAGTTAAATAAATTTCTGTATAGCAACGTCAAAATACAATGGAATTTGATAAAGTTTTATGCTATAATGCATTTGGATTTATAAGTTTGTTCCATTATATTGTCAAAATGTGTCAAAAAAACGGTAAATTGTAACAGTTATATTTATTTTTGCATTCGTGTTGGTGTATTATATTAAAAGAAAAAACATGAGAGAACGAATATGAAAATAAATGATTACAGCAAAGAAAATTTGAAAAAAATTGGAAATACGGCAGGATATTTTGTAGGAATTATATCCGGTGCGATAGGCATATATGAATATTTATCAGAAGATCAGCCGAATATTTACGTATATACTATTTTTAGAGTTGTTTTTATATTCTCGATAGCTGTTGCAATAGCAGTATCGATAATATATGCTATTAAGCTTTTTATGTCGGTTGATGCTGTAAAAATCGGATGCGAAAAGAATTTACAAAGTATTTTTATTTCACTTCACAAAATATTTCATTCTGTTCGGGATTGCACAAGTCAGATTAAAAGAAAAAAAGTAGACAAAGAATTTCTTGAAGCTTCAAGTAAAAATATATGTGATGCAATAAGTGAGCTCTTTCAAACTATATTCAATGAACAGGCTGCAGTTTGCATTAAGTTGACGAATACAAACTCAATTTCGAATAAAGATATAGATCAATGGAAATTGGAAACAATTGCAAGAAGTAACAGCACTAATCCGGATCGGAGCGCATATGATAGTAAAGATTGTTATGTGAAAGATAATAGTGATTTTTATATCATAGTTTCGGATTCATATAAAGATAATTTATTTGCCTCTCAAAATTTACAAAACATAAATGATACTTTTCGAGAGGTTTATCATATGGAGTACCGTAATAGCAGAACACTTGAAAATGGAACGGATTATTTAGAGTACTATCATTCAACAATTGTTGTTCCTATACGTATAAAGAGATGTAATGTGTCAAAAATATTAGCAATGCCTGAAGGTATTGATTATCATATTCTTGGTTTTTTGTGTATTGATTCTATGAGTGAATTTGACAAGAACAAAACAGAGTTGTTTAATTCGGGAATTGAGATTGCAAAGTCTTTGGCTGATTCTCTTTATCACTTATATGAAAGCTATCTTATTCGCGAAATAGAAGAGAAATCAGCAAACTCGAAACTGAAAACGGAGGAAGAAAAATGAATAAATTGCTTAGTTTAATTCTGCGCTTCAGAAATGCATGCTTATACAAATGGTTTGGATTTTCCGATTCGGTTAAAAATGAGTCTAATTTTGTTAAAAGTGGCACAATTATAAGAGAATTGTCCGATAAGGACACTGTTTATTGTACTTCTCCCGTATTGCTTAACAGAAAACAATTCAGAAACAGTTCGGATGTTCTGAATTCAAAAATGAATCCAAAGGATTTTGAATAAGGTGTCTTTTTAGGCACCTTATTTTATTTTTAACAGCGGGGGAAAAGATTCTGCGAAAGATGTACAATGTATATAACAATAATACAGAAAGGACATCAGAGCAGTGAAAGACAATAATTTAACAGCAAGCGAGCAGGCAGCAAATGAGGTTGTAAAGAAAAAGAGGGGCAGTGTTAATCTTAATTTCGGTCAGGAAAACATATTGCCGGGTGATAACAGCCGATACCTTCGCCATGCGCTTGCAACAATGAATTTGCCCCCTATAGATATAAGCAATGATGAACAGGTACAGGAAAGAATAATATGGTACTTTAATCATTGCGCAGAGGACGATATGAAGCCTACAGTTGCAGGGCTTTCAAATTCCTTGGGAGTGGACAGAAAAACCCTTTATGACTGGAAGAGAGGCAAATACCGCAATCAGAACGGCAAAAGAATGGATATGATACAGGCTGCATACGGATTACTTGCAGAGCTTTGGGAAGACTATATGATGAACGGCAAGGTAAATCCCGCCAGCGGAATATTCATAGGCAAAAATCATTTTGATTACACAGACGAACAGAAGGTAGTCATTGAGCCTAAAAACCCATTAGGAGATATAGACAATCCGGATGAGATAAGACAAAGGTATGTAGAAGATACTGTAGACGAAGATATACTTATAGACAAAGAATAAACTGAATACACACATATAAGGGAATATTCATACAGAGTATTTCCTTTTTTATTGCCATACTATCATTGCAGTTCATACACAATGTAAGGTGAAAACCGAATACATGCGAAATACAAATGAAACTTAACGTAATTCAAAACATTTTAAATGAAATATTTTCACTTTGGCAGTAATATTAAAAAATCTGACCTCCACTTGGTCTCAAAAAAGTGATAAAAATTAGTGTACAGTTTTCAAAATCTGAAAATTTGACCGTCGATATTCAAAATCTAAAAATCAAAAAATTTGACCGTGGATTTTGAAAAATCTGACCGCAAGGAACGCAAAAAAGCCGCAGCAATTAAACTTTCTGCAGCTTAGTAAATTAAATTTTACTTTTAACATAAGGCTCTGTACTGTCTTTATTTAACTTGTTTGCTTTACAATGTGAAAAGTTGTAAACAAGGGCGGAAAACGGCTGTAAAGAGCGCACAGAGGGCATAAGATATGCCGCACACCTTTTACAGATGCACGGCATAAAGAAAAGCCGCCCGATTGGGCGGCTTGTTATAGCTTCGTTCCTGCTGCGGATATAATAACAGCAAAAGGGAAGAACAGTATTAATAATATAGCGGTCATTGTCAAGCCTCCTTGGCAATTTCAGCTATTAAGGCGGCGGCTTGACATAATGCTCTTGCCTGTGTGTCGAGCCATTCCTCGCGGCTGTTTGGTTGAAGTTCTCCGCCTTTCTTTCTTTTGAGTTCTGACGGTGTACAAAGTCTTTCGGCTATTTCAAAGTCATATATTAAAGAACTGCCGCCCCAACTGTATTGACTCCAATCTTCTGCACCGTTTAAAAGCTCTTCTTTAAGCTCTAAAGGGTGTATATGTGTGTCAGCGTTGTTAAATTCCCTGTACTCTTCTAAGTCGTCCAGAAGTTCAAGGGCATAAGCTGTAACGCCTTTACTCCACGCGCTGCGGTTTTTTCTGCCGTTTAATTCGGCTCTTACTTCTTCAATTGTTTTCATAGTCTTAATACCTCCGTTTGACTATTCGCCGAAGGTATGCTATACTATATATACAATGCTTCGGCGTTGAGTTTTTTTGGTGTGCAGACTGTTTGGTGATGGGCTGCACATCATTTTTATTTTTTTGCTATATCGTCTCTAATTAGCTTTTTTATATAGCCTTGTTTATTTGGCTGCTGTTCTAACCGTTCGATAATATCCGCATCGGTGTTATAATTCAATTCAAACTTGATTTGCTTGATGTTCTTTTTTTTATAACGTTCCTGCGGTGTCATTTTTCTATCTATTGACTTTTTTACCTCCTTTGTGTTATTATTAAATCATCAAGGGAGAAGCCTCACGGCTAAGCCTTTGGGTTTATCTGAAAAAAGATAACCGCCACGATTTAGCAGGTTGGGCGGTTATTTTTTTATGATAATTATTGTAAATAATACGATAATTAATAGTATTATGTATTCATTCATTTAATTATCACCGCCTTACTTGACTAATAGTTATTAGACTGTGTAAGGCTTAACCGCTTTATTGAGGACTTACAGTCCCTTGACTTGTCTGTATTGTAACATATCCGTACGCATATGTCAATATGTTTTCATAAAATGTTTTATTTATTGACATAAGCATACTAAATATGCTATGATAAGAACGAAGCCAAGAGGGAAACCTCTACCGCTTTGTTTTTTGTGTTAAGTCGTTGCTTTATGCAGCGGCTTTTTTATTTACTGCGGTTTATTGTCTTATGAGATTACACTACTCTCAAACACCTCCCGCCGTTCTTAATTGCGGTTAGCGGTTTTACTCCCTCTTAGCATAGTCAAGTAATTGCTTGACTGTCTATAGTATATCAAGCAATTACTTAAATGTCAAGCGTTTTTTTGTCTTTTTTTCAAGTATTTACTTTATTATTTTAAGTGTGTTTTATCTTTTAAGTTAAAGCACAAGTTATAATGTGGATGCTGCTTCTCTATGCTCCATATACAAGGGGCAGGGGGGATATATCACAATGGACAGGCGAGGGGTAAACCTTGTAGCCACAGCCAAAAATAAAAAGAAATAATTCAAGAAAACACTTGACAAGCTATAACTTGACGTAGTATAATGCAGTTAAATCGAGGGAGGTATTTATTATGAATGCTAAAGAATTAATAATGCATATTATGAAAGAGCAATCAGTATCTAATGCCAAGTTAGCTAAACGAATAGGAATAACGAATGCTGCAATTTGGGACAGACTAAACAATAAGAAAAATAAATCATTAAGACTTGATGTGGTTATCCAAATGTTAGCCGGATTGGATTACAAGGTAGTTGCAATCCCTGCCGATAAAAACATTCCTGACGGAGGATATGAACTAAAATGATTTATGGCTATGTTAGAGTAAGCACAGTCGGACAAGCTGACGGCAATTCTCCTGAGGCTCAGGAACAGGCATTAAAAGCAGCAGGCGCCGACAAGATTTATTTTGATAAATTCACAGGAACTAAAAAGAATCGTCCCGAACTTGACAAGTTGATGAAAGAGATTCAGCCAGGAGATACACTTGTTGTAACCAAGTTAGACAGAATTGCACGCAGTACAGTTCAGGGCACGGAATTGATTAATGATTTGCTTAACAGAAATATAACTGTGAATGTGCTTAATATGGGTCTTATGGATAATTCCCCGACAGGCAGTTTAATAAGAACTGTTATGCTTGCGTTTGCTCAGTTTGAACGTGATATGATTGTGGAAAGAACAACAGAAGGCAAAGCTATAGCACGGCAGAAGGACGGATATACGGAGGGCAGACCTGAAAAGAAAGTGCCGAAAAATGAATTTGAAAAATTGCGCAAAAAGCAAAAGGACGGCTATATAACTGTTAATGAGTGCTGTTGTGCTCTTGATATCTCTCGCAGTAAATGGTATTCTTTATGTAGAACAAATATCCAAGTATGAATAAGGAGAAATAATTATGGGATTATTTGATGCGTTTTTCGGTACGCCGAAGAAGAAAAGCGAATGGGACACTTATAATGACGACTGGCTTGACCATTCCGGCGAAGATCATGATATGTTTGAAGGTCATTGCATGGAATGTGAAGAGGACGAGGAAGATTTAGAGGATTAATATATAAAAGACTCTTGCAAACGGGTAAGAGGAAACAGTCAAAAAGGACTACGGGCAAAAAAGCCTGCAGTCCTTTATTTTTTTGGAGGGAAAATATGAGCAGCTATAAAATAATTTATAAGATTTTAAAGACCTTGGATACGTACAGCGGCAGAGAAGATTTTGAATATGAACTGATTTCAGCAGCACATTTAAAGGTGCCTTATGAGCGCTGGGAGCAGATTATGATTATTCTGCAAAAGCAGGGATTGATTGACGGCATAGTGTTCTCTCAGACACTTTCGGACAAATATCCGCATATAGCAGGTACCGTAAAGCCTGTTATAACGATGAGCGGAATGGAGTTTATTGAAAATAGCAGCACAATGAAAAAGATAGAGGAATCCTTAAAACTGATTGGAGAATTTTTTTAAAGGAGAGACAAATGACAGATAAAAAGCTGATTGAAAAAATTTTTGAAAAAATAAAAAGGCAGCCGAAGGATTATATTCCATACAGGGATTTGTTTAATATATGCAGAAATATTGAGGAAAAGGATTTTGAATATGCTCACTCATCAAACAGGCTGCTGAGGGGCTGTGCAGCAGCTGCGCTGAGGATATGCGATGACAAGGATGCGGACAAGTTTTATAAACTGTATAAAGATACTCTGCTTTTTGACGCGCCCCATTATTTTGACAGTTATCTTTTGTATGCTGAAATAGACAGAAAGCCGCAGGAACGGTTTTATCAGCCGAGAAGGCGTGTTATGAAGCGTGTGGTTGATGCCCTGCAAAGACTTGCGGATGATGAGCTTGACGAACTGTTTGTTTCAATGCCGCCGCGTGTTGGCAAAACCACAATACTGATGTTTTTTGTAACGTGGCTGATAGGCAGAAACAGCGAAAAATCCAATCTGTACTCGGCATACAGTGATACCATTACAAAAGCGTTTTATAACGGCGTGCTTGAAATTATAAGAGACCCCGAAACATATTTATGGGCGGATGTTTTTCCGCAGGCAAAGATTGTTCAGACAAATTCGCAGGAGGAAACCCTGAATCTCGACAGAAAAAAGAGGTATCCGTCATTAACCTGTCGTTCCCTTTACGGCACACTTAACGGTGCCTGTGACTGCAGCGGTTTTGAAATTTCGGATGATTTAATCGGAGGTATTGAAGAGGCCTTGAATAAGGACAGACTTACTGCGGCATGGAGCAAGGTGGATAACAACCTGCTTACAAGAGCAAAGGAGGGTGCAAAAATTCTTTGGTGCGGTACAAGGTGGTCTGTATCCGACCCTGCAGGAGTGAGAATGGATTTGCTTAAAAATGATGAGCGTTTCGGCGGCCGCAGAGTGGAAATAATAAATCTTCCCGCCCTTGATGAAAATGACGAGAGCCTGTTTGATTATGATTACGGAGTAGGGTTCAGCTCTGAATACTACAGGCAGAGAAGAGAATCCTTTGAACACAACAATGATATGGCATCATGGACTGCGCAGTATATGGGAGAGCCTATCGAAAGAGAGGGTGCACTGTTTGCTCCCGGAGATATGAGATATTATAACGGCACACTTCCGCAGACAGAGCCTGACAGAATATTTATGCCTGTTGACCCTGCTTTCGGAGGAGGAGATTTTGTTGCAGGTCCTGTGTGCTTTCAGTATGGTGATGATATATATGTTCCGGCAGTGGTGTACAGCGATTATGACAAGTCGGTAACGCAGCCGCTTATTGCCGACACAGCGGTTAAATACAGTGTTCAGACTATGAGAATTGAAGCAAATAAATCAACTGAGGCGTATAAGGAGGGTGTTGAAGCTCTGATTAAGCAAAAGGGGCGCAGAATTACCATCACAACAAAGGCAGCGCCAACCGATAAATCAAAGCAGCAGAGGATATTTGATAAAGCTCCGGATATAAGAAATATGATGATATTTCTTGAAACAGGCAAAAGAAGCAGGGAGTACAATCTTTTTATGCAGAATGTTTTTTCTTATAAAATGCTGGGAAAAAACAAGCATGATGATGCGCCTGACAGCCTTAGCATGGCTATTGATATGGTTATATCTCCTTCAAGAAAAGCAGAAATTTTTAAAAGAATGATTTAAGAGGGGGAAAGCAAAATAACAATTCTGTATAATGTTGATAAGCGAGGTGAAAAATGCAGTGAATGAAACCGCTATGTTCGGGCGCAGAACAATATATACGGATACAGATGTAATAACAGAGAAAAATGTTATTGATATTTTAAATAAGGCGCTCAGAGTGCACGAGGCAAACAGTGCAGAAATAGATTATCTTTATAATTACTATAAGGGCAGGCAGCCTATACTGGGCAGAAAAAAGGATGTTCGCCCGGAAATTAACAACAAAATAGTTGAAAACAGGGCAAATGAGATTGTTTCCTTTAAAGTGGGTTATCTTACGGGAGAGCCTGTTCAGTATATAAGCAGGGGAAACAATGAGGATGCAACAGGAGGGCTGAACTGTCTTAATGAATTTATGTTTGCTGAGGACAAGGCTGCAAAGGACAGGGAGGTTGCAGAGTGGTTTTACATTTGCGGTATAGCCAACAGAATGATACTGCCCGATAAAAAGGAAGAGCGCGATGAATCGCCCTTTGAGATATACACGCTTGACCCGCGCTACAGCTTTGTTGTAAGGTACAACGGCTTGGGTGAAAGGGTTGTAATGGGTGTTAAATACATAACCCGCATTGAAACAGGGGAAAGGGTTTACAGTATATATACCGAGAATATGTATTTTGAGGTTGAAAACGGCGTTATAACAGAAAAGCTGCCTCACGCACTGCAAACAGTTCCCATATTTGAATATGCGGCAAACAATGCAAAGCTGGGAGCATTTGAAACCGTGCTGCCGCTGCTTAATGCGCTGAATACCGTTGCATCAAACCGGCTTGACGGAATAGAGCAGTTTGTGCAGGCGCTTTTAATGCTTAAGGGTGTGGATATTGAAAGCGAGGATTTTAAAAACCTGAAGGAGCTGGGCGGTATTAAAGTTCCTGTTGACGGCGATTTGAAATACCTTGTACAGGAGCTTAATCAGGAGCAGACTCAGACTATTGTCGATTATATGTATCAGACCGTTCTTAATATCTGCGGAATGCCGAACAGAAACGGCGGCAACAGCACCAGTGATACAGGCGCAGCCGTTATAATGAGGGACGGCTGGAGCGCGGCAGAAGCAAGAGCAAAGGATACGGAGCTTATGTTCAAAAGGGCTGAAAAGGAGTTCCTGAAAACAGCGCTTTATATTACAAATACCGTAAGATATACGGATTTAAAGCTGTCTGAAATAGAAATCAGGTTTACACGAAGAAATTATGAAAATATTCTTGAAAAATCTCAGGTGCTTACAACAATGCTCGGCAATGAAAAAATTCATCCTCAGCTTGCATTTTCCCATTGCGGAATGTTTGTTGATCCTGAAATGGCATATACGAAAAGTATGGAATATTACGAATCACTGAATAAAGAGGGGGATTTAAATGCTGAGTAAGAGTATAATAAAGGAAATTGAGGATTGCTTGGCAAAAAATATACCCATTGAAATCCACCGGGAAAAGGGGCAGATAGTAATTATCGAGCTGAAAAGAAAGCTCCGTTCAAAAACAGAATACAATTAACAGGTCTGCAAACAGGCAGGCTGAAAGAGTCAAACAGGACTGAGGACAGGCACACTGTCTTTAGTCCTGTTTTTTTTGAGGTATTAACAGCCTTACGGCTGATAAATACGGAACAGTGAAGTTTCAGAAAAACGCAGAAGTCAGAAAAGACTTGCCAAAAAACAGAAAATATGCAGAGTGAACTGCACAAACGCAATCGGAGCCAACCGAACAAGGCAGATTCGGCAGCAGTGAAGCTGACCTTAACAAAAACGCAGGAGGAATTTAAAATGGCAAAAATTGATGTAACTAAAATTGAAGGTTACGAGGGTATGACGCCGGAGGAAAGGCTGGCAGCTTTGGAGGCGTATGAGTATGAGGATAACGCCGAAGAGCTTACACGCTATAAAAATGCAGCGGCAAAGGCTAATTCCGAAGCGGCGGAGTGGAAAAAGAAACACAATCAGCTTCTTTCGGAGGAGGAACGGAAAAAACAGGAGGAAAACGAGGAAATCAGCGCTATGAAGGCAGAGCTTGAAGCACTGAAAAAGGAGAAAACTGTTGCATTATACAAGGCTAATTTAATCGGTCAGGGATATAATGAGGAGCTTGCTTCGGATACTGCTGCCGCAATGGCTGAGGGTGATATGGACAGGTTTTTTGCCAATCAGAAAGAGTTCATAAGAACGCATGACAGGGCATTTAAGGCAGAAATACTTAAAAACACCCCTGCTCCGCCGGCAGGAGAGGGTACATGCAGGATTACAAAAGAAAAATTCAGACAGATGACATTGCCTGAAAAGCAGGAGCTTGCAAGCAAAGAGCCGGAATTATATAAACAGATTACAACGGAGGAATAATTAATGGCAAATAAGGTTTATGACAATTTTGTTCTTGCCAATGAGATTGAGGATCAGTACAATTCACATCTTGATTTAATGCAGTTTTGTACGGTTGACAACAGCTTAACGGGTGTGCCGGGAATGACTAAAAAAATTAATGTCTATAAGGCAACAAACGGCACGGAAAAGCTGGCAATGGGCGAGGGCAACACAAAATCCATTGAGGTTACATATACGCAGGATGAATATAAAATTCTTCTTGCGCAGAACAGATTCAAATACTATGACGAAGAGGAAATGACGGACCCACTTATTGTGCAGACAGGCACAAAGCATATGGGTACAGACCTTTTCAATACAGTAAATGCAGATATTTTTACAGAATTTAACAAGGCAACGCTTACCACAGCGCTTACAAATTCGGATTATTTCAGCGCTTTTGCGGATGCGGTTGCATTGCTCAATCTTGAAAATATAAACGGCGTAAGCATTTTCGGTTTTGTTAATCCAAAGAATATGGCAAGCGTAAGAAAATCACTGAAGGACAGCCTTCAGTATGTTGAAGCCTTTGCACGCACAGGCTATGTTGGCACTGTAGCAGGTGTAAATCTTTATACAAAGAAGGATGCCGAAGATACAGGAATTGTTATAGGCACTAAGGAAGCCGTAACATTGTTCAACAAACGCGGCGTTGAGGTTGAGCAGGAGAGAGACGGAGATACAAGAGAAAATACTCTTTTTGCAAGAAAGTATTATCTTGCTGCTCTTACAGACGAAACAAAGGCAGTAAAAATTACAATTGCCTGATAACAGAAACGGAGGTACACGGATATGGATAAGCTGGCAGCTGTAAAAAGAATGGTGGGCATATCTGATACATCACAGGATGAGATTATATCCGTGTATCTTGATATTTCCGCCGCAAAAATACTCTGCAGGGCATTTCCGTACTTAAAAAATAATGCAAAGGTCCCCACACGCTATGAACCCCTGCAGTGTGAAATTGCAGCGTATCTTTTTAACAAACGCGGTGCAGAGGGGGAAACTGCACACAGTGAAAACGGTGTAAGCCGCTCGTATGAATCAGCCGATGTTCCCGAATCAATGCTCAAAGCTGTTGTGCCCTGCTGCGGGGTGATTGAATGAGGCTTATGGAGCGAAATAAAAGTGAATTTTACTATTCATTGTACAGTGAGTACGGCGGTTCGGCGGACGAATACGGCAATCCTGCGGCGGCTTACGGCAAACCGGTCAAGGCAAGGGCAAGTATTTCTTCTGCTAAAGGGAGTACCGAAACAGAGCAGTTCAGCACTTCCGTTCAGTATGACAGAGTCATTATTACAGATGATATGAATTGTCCCATTGATGAAAACACGGTTATATTTATTAATGTTCAGCCTGAATTTGACAACTGCGGACAACCCTTGGGGGATTATATTGTAAAACGAGTGGCCAAATCCCTGAACTGTATTTCCTATGCGATAAGCAGGGTGAATGTATCGTGAATATTACATTTAAAATACATGGGCTGGATGAGCTTATTCATCATATGGAATCTTACAAAAATTCCCTGCCTGAAAGAAAAAAGGAATGTCTTAAAAGGCTTGCTGAAATCGGCGTTGATGTTGCCAAGGTCAGATTTTCAACAGCTCAGTATGACGGAACAAATGATGTTTCCGTAAACGCTCCCCAGTGGCTTGACAGCAGCCGTATAGCTGTTTCGGCAACAGGAAAGGCAGTAACCTTTATAGAGTTCGGAACGGGTATATTTTACGCAGAGCAGCATCCTCTTGCCGATGAAATGGGAATGGAAAGAGGAAGCTATGGGCAGGGAAAAGGCAGTCAGAGCACTTGGGGATATTACGGCGAGGGCGGAACAGACGGCAAGCTGCTGAGGTCAACAGACAAGGGCGATTTGTATTTAACTCATGGCAATCCGCCTGCCCGTGCAATGTATGAGGCATCCAAGAAAATGCGTGATAAGGTATTTGAAATTGTGAAAGAGGTGTTCAGCCTTGATTGATATTGAAAATGACGTGTTCAATGCAGTGGCAAAGCCGCTGCGTGCCCTGTTTCCAAAGATAATGATTTACGGCGAAGACGTTTCGCTTCCGTCAAGGTTTCCATGTGTAACGCTTACAGAGGCGGACAATTATGCCTATAACGGTACACAGGATTCGGCATCACTTGAAAATCACGCGGTTTTAATGTATGAGGCAAATATATATTCAAATAAAGCAAGCGGCAAAAAGACAGAATGCAAGCAGATTCAGGCAGCGATAGATAAGGAGCTTTCACGTTTGGGATTTACAAGAATTTCAAAAGTTCCTTTATCATCGGATGATGCAAAAATATACCGCATTGTATCAAGATACAGCGGTGTTGTTTCAAAAAATAAAGAAATTTACAGGAGGTAAAGGTTATGGCTGTTAATACTTACGGCACATATCTTATGAGAAAAAACAACGACAGCGATGCCTACAGCAAGCTCGTTGATATTAAAGATTATCCCGATTTGGGCGGTTCTCCGGAAATGCTGGAAACCACTACATTATCGGATAAAATGCAGACGTACATTCCGGGAATCCAGAAGAATGACGGGTTTGAATTTACATTGAATTATGATGTTGAAAAATACAAGGAGCTTAAGGCTCTTGAAGAGCAGGAGCTTGACCTTGCGCTTTGGTTCGGCGGCACGGAAACAGATGATACTGTAACTCCGGACGGTAAGGACGGAAAGCTGGCTTTTAAAGGCAAAATTTCAACTCATATCACCGGAAAAGGCGTTAACGAGGTAAGAGAAATGGTGCTTTCAATCGCACCGTCAACCCCCATTGAAATGGTTGAATAAAGGAGGATTACATAATGGCTAAAACTATTACACTGAGCTACGATGGCAAGGATTATACGCTGGAATTTACAAGAGAAAGCGTAAGAGCAATGGAAACAGGCGGATTTGATATTACAAAGATCGATTCTATGCCGATGACAATGATACCCAAGTTTGTATTCGGTGCGTTTAGAGCAAACCATCCGCAGATAAGGAAAGACAGAGTGGATGAAATTTATAAGCTGATTGCGAATAAAGAACAGTTTATTAAATGCCTTGGCGAAATGTACAGGGAAACCGTTGAAACATTAACAACGGATATGGAAGACTCTGAGGGAAACTCGGAGTGGAAAGCGAGTTGGTAAGTAGCTCGCTTTCCGTTGAGGGAGAGTGCGAGTCTGAACAGACCGAACTCTCCTCTTTTACTTACACAAACTGTTTTTATAAATTTTTACCTTATTATCTTGCAATAGGTATGACCCCTGATGAGTATTGGAAACAGGACTGCACTTTGACGAAAAGTTATCAGGAAGCGTTTCATATAAAGAAAGAATTGCAAAATGAGCAATTGTGGTTACAGGGATTGTATAACTATGAGGCATTGTGTGATGTTTTGCCTGCTGTTGTTTCATTAGGTAAAAGCAGCCCGAAAGAATATTCAAAAATGCCTTATCCGTTAACAAAAAAAGAAAGTGAAAAACGTAAACGCTTAAAAGAACGGGATAAATACTTGAAAATGAAAGCAATGACGGAGACGCTTGTTGATTCCATAAATAAGAAATTCAAAAGTAAGGAGGGTTAGCATGGATGGTGTAATAGATACATTAACCATAAATGTTGAAGTCAATTCAGGAAACTCAAAAAGTGAATTGACTTCATTAAAATCAGAGTTTACCAAACTTGGCAGTGTTCTTAAATCTAACATAAAAACTAACTCTTCTGTAACATCTTCATTCAGCAGAGTTACATCGAACATACGAAGGTTATCTGCCATTGTACTTAAAACAGCCGACTTGTGCGGAAAGTGGTTTAACGAATCTAATGATTATGTAGAAGCATTAAATTTATTTAATGTAACTATGGGCAAGGGTGCAGCTGAGGCCAAAGAATATGCTGATAATTTACAGAATCTTATGGGGATTGATATTAAGGATTGGATGAACTATCAAGGCTCATTTAATCAAATGATAACGGGTTTTGGTCAGGCAGAAGACAGAGCTAATGAAATGAGTCAGCAGTTGACTCAGCTGTCTTATGATTTATCTTCATTATGGAATACGGATGTTAACACTGCATTTCAAAAGGTGCAGAGTGGTATGTCAGGACAGATAAAAGGGCTGAAAGCATGGGGTATTAACTTATCAGTAGCACAGTTAAAGGAAACTGCACTTGCGCACGGAATTACACTGTCAACATCTAAAATGACAGAAGCACAGAAATCTATGCTGAGATATATTACTATAATGGAAAAAACAACGAATGTGCAGGGCGATCTTGCCCGAACCATAATTACGCCTGCAAATGCAATGCGTATTTTATCTCAGCAAATGACTCAGTTAAAAAGAGCGTTAGGTAATATTGTATCTACATTGGTAGTAGAGTTTATTCCGTATATGCAACTGGCTGTTAAATGGCTCACAGAGCTTGCCAATCGTATTGCTGATTATTTTGGCTTTGAACTCCCGGAAATAGATTATTCCGGTCTTAATTTATCATCCTCATATGCCGATGATTTGGACGAGTCTTTATCTGATGCGACAGACAGTGCAAAGGAATTAAAAAAGACATTATTGGGATTTGACGAAATCAATAAATTAAATGATACTTCATCTTCTGACAGTTCTGCAGCTATGGGCGGAGGTTTTCCGTCGGATTTAGGTTTATGGGATTATGCTCAAACTCTTAGTTATGATATGAC